GGGCTATCATGAACGAATGCCTTTATCATAAAAGGCTTTACCACACTTTTTGTCAAGACTGCATGATGTTAAAAATGGAAAATAATAAAACTACTTACGGAGCAGGCCCTTCTGACTCCTACTACCCACCTGGTTCTACCAAAGATAATATTAATCCTGATTACTATCGTCTAGGTGGTATTGAATGTATTGATGCTATTAACGAAGTTGTGCAACATCTTGATGGCATGGAAGCAATGTGTACAGGTAACGCTATTAAGTATCTATGGCGTTGGAAGCATAAGAATGGAATTACTGATTTGCGTAAAGCATCGTGGTATATTCAAAGGATGATTGATGAGTTTGACTCTCACTGATATAATCTATCGACTGAAGCAACTAGATGAGATGGACATCACAGATATTCTTGGTTTGACTACCGAGGATATCTGTGAAAGATTCTTAGATGTAATAGAAGAAAAAGCGGATGTATTAGAACAACTATTAAAGGACGATGATGACAACTAAAAAGCCGTTACACGATATGGGTCCTCCAATCAAAGATGAGATACCTGGGCTGCGAGACTTCTTTGCTACTTCAGTACTCTCAGGAGCAATAGACTCTGCTGGAGTACCAGAATCAAATGTAGAAGAGTACTGTGAGTTCATAGCTATCTTTTGCTATAAAATGGCAGATGCAATGATGACAGAAAAATATAAGAAAAACACACGACACTAAGGACAAGATGTACACAACACCATTTAGCACAGTAGGCTACATTACCTACAAGAGAACTTATGCACGTCGCTTAGACGAAGCAGACATCACCAGCAAGACAGAAGAGTTTCCACAGACAGTAGAACGAGTTATTAAAGCAGCAAACACCCAATTAGGTTGTAACTTTACAGCGAAAGAGCAAGAGCGTTTACGCAAGTATTTAACAGAACTCAAAGGAACTGTAGCAGGTCGTTTCCTTTGGCAGATGGGTACAGACACTGTAGGCAAGCTAGGTTTAGCTTCGTTACAAAACTGTGCATTCACTGTAATTGATGAACCTGTTCGTCCCTTTACTTGGGCTATGGACCTATTGATGTTAGGCTCTGGCGTAGGTTATAACATTCAAAGGAAAAACGTTGAAAAACTTCCTGAAGTCAATCCTAATTTTACTGCCCCTACTCGTTTGGATACAAATGATGCGGATTTTATTGTTCCTGATTCAAGGGAAGGCTGGGTCAGTCTCCTTGGCAAAACGCTCAAAGCAGCGTTCTTAAGCGTTAAAGAACCTACCTTTACTTATAGCACTGTATTAGTACGTGGTCGTGGTGCTGTTATTAAGGGCTTTGGAGGTACTGCATCAGGCCCTGAAGACCTTTGTGAAGGTATCGCTAAGGTAAGTACTATCCTTGAGAAGCGTGCAGGTAAGAAGCTACGTCCTATTGATTGCTTGGACATTATGAATATTATTGGTGCAATCGTCGTAGCAGGTAATGTACGTCGTTCAGCACAAATTGCTATTGGAGATGCAGATGACGTGGAATATCTTCTTGCTAAGCGTTGGGATATGGGAAATATTCCTTCTTGGCGTGCTATGTCTAATAACTCGGTGGTGTGTAACGACATTAAAGACCTCCATGAGTATTTCTGGGATGGCTACGAAGGTAAAGGAGAGCCTTACGGTCTTATTAACCTGCGTCTCAGTCGCAAGATTGGTCGTCTTGGTGACACTAATTATCCTGACCCTGACGTTATGGGCTATAACCCATGTGCTGAGCAGTCTTTGGCAGCTTATGAGACTTGCTGCTTAGCTGAAGTCTATTTATCTAATGTAACCTCTAAGGAAGAATTTGTTGATATCTGCACACTCCTTTATCGCATTAATAAGCATAGCCTTTCTCTTCCTTGCCATTTACAGGAAACAGCCGATATCGTCCATAAGAATATGCGTATGGGTATTGGCGTTACTGGAGTTCTCCAGGCTTCTGACGAACAACGCTCTTGGTTGAATGAAGCCTACACAGAGCTACGTGCTTTTGATAAAGAGTACTCTGCTAAGCATGGCTTTCCTGAATCAATCAAGTTGACTACAGTTAAACCTTCAGGCACTCTATCGTTGTTACCAGGTGTGACCTCAGGATGCCACCCTGCTTATAGCCACTACATGATTAGACGTATCCGTATCGCTGCAGACCATAGCTTAGTGCAGGTATGTCGTGAGCATGGATACCCTGTAGAGTTCCAGCGTAACTTTGATGGTACTGATGACCACAGCACAATGGTAGTGTCTTTTCCTTTTGCTTATCCTGAAGGTACAAAGATTGCTGCTGAGATGACTGCTATTGACCAACTAGAAGTAGTTAAGTGGTTACAAGAGAACTGGTCAGACAATAGCGTGAGCTGTACTGTCTATTATCGTAAGGAAGAGTTGCCAGAGATTAAGAAATACTTAGCTAAGAACTACAAGAATAACCATAAATCACTGTCGTTTTTACTCCACAATGAGCATGGTTTTAAGCAGGCTCCTATCGAAATCATTACTAAAGAGCAATATGATGATTTAGTATCTTCTACTCGAATTATTACCTCTATTGTTGATGCCGAGTTCGATGGAGGGGACGAATGTGCGTCAGGAGCATGCCCCATTAAATAAGGAGAAAGATATGATTGATAAACAAGAGTTTATGTTTGGAATGCAACGTTTGAATGAAGTGCTTAACTTGGCTGATGAAGTTCAGCCTTTAGTGATGAAGCGTTGCATGGAAGGTGCTGCAAGCTTTGATGAGATGGACCCATTAGAATTTATTGTTCTGTGGAATGACATTAAGAAAATGCTAACACCTATTAATGACAAAATGCTGGAGCTACAGACTATCTCTATGTTTAGAGAACTACAGCCACCTAATTACCCAGACCCTGAACAGGTCTTGTAAGTTTCCTTGAAGTTGTGATTTGATGGCCCTCTTCGGAGGGTCTTTTTTATTGTAAAGTTAAAACTAATAATTGTAAAGTTAAAGGTGAGAGGTTACAAACTCGCCTGCCAATTCGTTGATGCCCTAGTTAGAAAGACGGAAAATCACTAGGTTCTTGATGCCCTCGTGCCGTCTTAACTTATTTGATACCTACTTGTTCATTAATCCACTTCTGAAGCTCTACTACTTGAGCTGTGGTTTCTGCACATTGTCCAGCAAGAACATTGTAGGCGGTGACAACATCAGTGACGCTGGGGGCTGTGGAAAGTCCTGACACTTTATTGCTACTGGGGTTGTTCCACACGCTAGTAGACTTATAGTAGTTCCTAATAGCAGACAGCTTAGCTTCATATTCATCTTGAATTCCTTTTGTAACTAACGTTTGTTGTTTTGTAATTGATTCGACTTTTGCTTCTTGCTTCGCTGCTTCTTCTCTAACCACATGTTGAAAGTCAACGAATCGTTTATGCTCAAAGCTATAGCCAAGATACCAAGTACCAGCCAACAAAGCAACACATACTCCCATTTTGACATAAGTTAATACCGATAAAGGAAACATTATTTATCATCCAAAGGTTTAGTTGTCGTAGCTCTAAGATAAGCTATGACAATACCAATAACAAACATAGAGATACTGTATACCTTAGGGTCTAATAAGTCTTGAATATAAGAAGAATTATCTGAGATAGCCCCAAGTAAGAATAGTAAACCAGAGAACCACATAGTTCTCGACTTTAGCATTCCTTTAAACTTGTTCATTACTTAATCTTTTTCTTAACGGCAATCTTACTTTTAACTTTAGCTTTACCTGCTTTAGATAGTGCAATAGCAATAGCTTGTTTCTGTGGCTTTCCTTCTTTCATAGAAGTACGAATATTAGATGACACAGTCTTTTTAGAACTACCTGATTTGAGAGGCATGATTATCCTTTATAATTTGCATGTAAGAAGCATTCTTGCTCAGCAAGTCTACGCTTTAAAATACTATCGCTGTGTCCATTACTTACCATACACCACTTAGGAAACTCTACAGCAGCTTCGTTTTTTCTACCTTCTTTAAGTAATTTAAGAAGTGTAGAACGCTTAAAAGCACCACATCCTAAGTTGTAAGTAAAAGACACGAGAGCATCAAACTCATATTGAGTAAGGTCTAGTGCTGAAGAATTGACACAATCCTCAGCAGACTTAACATCATCTCTAAGAAGTTGTGTAGCTTGTCCCATAGTAATAGGGCTTCCTTGAACTAAACCATCACCAACAACCATTAAATGTCCATAACCCACTGTCCATTTACTTGCTGTATCTAAGTAAGGCATGCTACGAAAGCCTTCAAAGGTTTTAAGTTGTTCAATACCTTTGTCAGAAGTTCTCATGTTGCTGCTGTCTGTGAAGTTAAGATACCATTAGTAAATGTCATACTACCATTAGAGCCAAGCGTAGTTAACTTAGCTGTAGTGATTGTTCCAGAATATCCAGTAGGTTTGTGTTTAATATAATCTACGGCAGCAGTATTGGTTGTGTCCAGTCAGACTGTACTTGATTAATACCAGGAATACCTGTAATAGTTCCACCAGTAATTCTAACGTTGTTAGCACTCTGAATAGCCATATCACCTAGACCTAGATTAATACGAGCACCTGATGCGTTATTTGCTCCAGTACCGCCTTGTAAAATAGACCAAACATTAATACCGCCTTGTGCTTGCTGAATGTAAGTACCTAAGTTACGAAACCAATCACGCCAGCTT